CCTAAATTCAACCACGTATCTGGCCAATAGGTACCCCTTGGAGGGGTCAATGTATGCGTGAATTGCTCCGGGCGAGTATTCCCTAGGGAACCCATCGCGACCGGTTTTCAACCAGGCACTTTGTCGTGTATTAATACCACCATGCATCCACACACTTTGCACCAAATGGTCAGCCATATTAAAATATTCCTCCATTGATGTAAAAGCGGCTTCAAGCGGGTCATAATCCCACGCTAATCGCACTGCTCCATCTGTTGTGGCTGCACATGTTGGCACCCACTCGAACTGGAACTTGATTCGCCACTCCTCGAAACACTCCGCTATATTACGAACCCACGTAAGTGTGTCCGATGTCACCACAATGCGAACATTGGCGTAACTAGCAATTGGAATGCTCTCGGCGTGCGCGATTCTGATACCCTCATTGGTACCAGTGTACACGGGTTTCATAGTCCGTACTATAGGCACCCTTGCCCGTGGCACAACAACGTCTACCGGCGTTGGTGCAACTGGAACCGTACGTCGGCGTATCATCCGACTGTCGTTCCTGCGTCTCGTGTTGCTGTTGTTCATCTCGAACCCTCTTCTTGTATTGTTTTAATCGGTATGTGGTTGTTTTTATGTCTTGGATCGTACCCAAGCCTTGACGGCTATATACTACTCAGTAACGGGTTATCATTCGTGATATCGAACGTCATCACGTCTTCAAACTCGTATCCGTCGTAGTATTTCTCCAACGCTACCTGCTCATCTGGACTGATACCCCACGCTTCAAACACTTGGACTCTCGTCCAAGCATCGGGTTCACGATATAATTCGGTCATACCTTTACTCATCAACTTCATGCCTGTGGCAAAAGTTGGATCATCGGTAAACTTACTCATTCGCATACACCCTATACGTTGGTAACATTTATAGAAATTTTGAACCACCGGAACACCACCGGTTAAGTTCAATCCTCCCGTCCCTACTGCAGTGCACCACTTCTCTCGTGTTGCCGCATTGGTGAGGTTGTGGACCGTTATGCTGTCCTTGCGGAGTGACGATGGTATATTACGTACCATACGACACTCATCCCCAATCTCTATCGGGTGCATTTGACAGAATTCAATCTGGTGGAGTTTATACACGGGCTCCTCAGCCACCATGCGGAATCCCATATCGAGAAACCATTCATCCAACCCAAGATTAAACTTTTCTAAGTCATCATCCTCCATCATCACTACACAGTCATCCCCATTATTCATAAGTTTAACATCCACACCTCGTGACTTGGCATATGCATGTACCATAGCACACATGAGAATACAGTTTCCCAAACCAGTATTCATGTCACCACTAAATCTCTTTCCCGTAACTTTGTATTTTAGCTTTCCGTCAGCACAATACCCAGCTCCACGGTTATCCATCTGCCACTCCAGCAGACTGGCCAACTCCTTATCATGGTCGAACATCTCTTTGTAAATCGAGTGTTCCCATCCCAAGGCAGCTGGGGAGACATGCATGTCGAACTTGGTTGCATCAAGCCCAACAGCCACCGGCCGCGCAAAGCTCCGCCACTTCCCACGTGCGATCTCACCAATCTGACTAACATTAAATCCTTTCATGACGGTCGGTCCGTCACCAAAGACGCGACGAATACCATCGTATATTTTATGTTCTACAGACTTGATATACCGACCTAAACTTAAGTTATAGGCGGGATCACGAGGTTGTATGCAACGGGGAGCTTTCTCCGGGTTCACGAGTTCCATCTTAACGAACGCTATCGAATAAGCATCACGTCTAGACAGTCCAATTTGACAAAGTTTCTTATATGCATTTGTATAGATTGTAAGTCTGCGGCCCTGATACGTGTCAACAGTTTGTTGATAGGTATATGG